CGAAGACGCCGATTCGGGTTCCGATGGCGATCAGAACAATGAAGAGACCGAAAACGGCGGAGGAGATCTCGGCCACCAGGAAGGAGACAACGACACCATGACTCGAAACGTGTTCGACCAGAGTGACAAGCAGGGTTCTGGCGCCGGTACGGGTACGGCTGTGGTCAAGAGCGAGCTGAAGCACGCTAGTGCAATTTTTACGTCCGATGACATCAAGTCCATCTTCGCCAGGGCGGACAAGCTCGGTTCGCTGAAGCACGCTGTCGAAGAGAAGTGCCTCGAGCACGGCATCACCCCGATGGATGTTCTGTTCCCGGAGTACAAGAACATCGACAACACGCCGCAGTTCAATTCGCGGCGTATGCAGTGGGTTCAGCCTTTCCTGGACTCTCTGTCTCACACTCCGTTCGCTCGGGTGAAGTCCATCGTTGCAGACATCCATGGACGAAGCTCGTGCCAAGGGTTATGTCAAGGGTAACCTGAAGCGCGAAGAGTGGTTCACCGTCACCAAGCGGTTCACTTACCCGACTACGCTTTACAAGAAGCAGCAGTTCGACCGCGATGACGTCATCGACATCACGGACTTCGACATGGTCGCTTGGGTCAAGGCCGAGATGGAGATGATGCTGAAGGAGGAGCTCGCTCGGGCTATCCTCATCGGCGACGGTCGTGACATTGCTGATCAGGACAAGATCAAGGACCCTGGGGCCGCAGTCAACGGTGAGGGTATTCGTTCCATCGCGAACGAGCACGAGCTGTACAAGACTGACGTCTATGTCAACCTGACTTCGACTCCGAACTGGGAGCTCGTGGTTGAGAGCGTCATGTCGGCCATGGAGTTCTACAAGGGCACTGGCAACCCTGTCTTTTACACCACTTACAAGACCTTGACGAACATGCTGCTCATCAAGGATGGCATGCAGCGTCGTATGTACCCCACCAAGGCTGACCTGGCTTCGGCTCTGATGGTGTCGGACATCGTTGCGGTCGAGGTTATGGAGAACGGTCCGGCGAACATTGTCGGCGTCATTGTCAACCCGGCTGACTATAACGTCGGTGCTGACAAGGGCGGGGAGGTCAACATGTTTGACTTCTTTGACATCGACTATAACCAGATGAAGTACCTGATCGAGACTCGTCTTTCGGGCGCTCTCACCAAGGTCAAGTCTGCTCTGGTTGTTTGGACGGTTCCGTCTTCTGACACTGCTGTCACGCCCGTCGTTCCGACCTTCAACACTTCGACCGGCGTCGTCACGATTCCGAACGAGACCGGTGTTGTTTACAAGGACGGAAACAACAACGTTCTTGCATCTGGTGCTCAGTCCGCGATCTCTGTCGACACCACCTTCGTGGTCATTGCAACTCCGGCTGTTGGTTACTACTTCCCGGTGTCTGGTGCTCAGACCGCTTGGTGGGAGTTCTCCCGTCCGAACCCGGACGGCCAGAACAGCAACCCGTAACGAGGTGATCTTGGCATGAACAGGTATTACGGATCTGTCGGTTACGGTAATTCTGTTCAAACAGCGCCTGGTGTATGGGATGACGTTATAACTGCAATTTCTTATTACGGAAACGTTGTTAGGAATACGCGACAACTGCGGGAGGGTGCGTCAGTTAATGACGACATTACCGTAGGCAATAACATATCCATTATTGCAGATGCTTATGCCTCAGAAAACTTCATGAATATAAGGTATATTGAATGGCAGGGGAGTCTGTGGACTGTTACGGCAGTCGAAGTGCAGGCTCCCCGCCTCATCTTGACGTTGGGAGGAATATATGACGGACCAAAGCCGTCTTGATTTGCAATCGCTTCTCGAGACTATTACGCCCAACGTATATTTTCAACCACCGGACAATTTGCAGATACAATATCCTTGTATCACCTACCAGCGCTACATAGCAAAAACAACTTTTGCCGACAACATCCCTTACGCTTACTCCGAGCGATATCAGGTAACTGTGATTGATCGAAATCCGGATAGCGATATACCGGGTAAGCTCAAATCGCTCCCGATGTGCACCAAGAACCGATTTTTCGTGGTGAACAATTTAAACCACGATGTTTATGATTTGTATTATTGAGGAGAAAAGTGGCTGCGCTCACTTGGGACACCCCCGGCACTCGTCGTTTTGAGACTGGTGTTGACCACGGTGTTCTGTACATTCCGAACGAGTCTGGTGTTTACGACAATGGTTTTGCTTGGAATGGTCTGACCAAGGTTGCTGAGAAGCCGACCGGTGCGACCACCAACCCGACCTATGCGGACAACATCAAGTACTTGAACCTGGTTTCTCTCGAGGAGTTCACGGCTGACATTTCGGCCATCACCTATCCCGAGGAATTCGCTCCGTGCGATGGTACTCAGGAGCCTGAGCCCGGCGTTGCAATCAATCAGCAGCCTCGTGTTCCGTTTGGTCTGTGCTACCGAACTCAGGTCGGAACCGATCTGAACAACAAGGCTGGCAACAAGCTTCATCTGGTTTACAACGCTCTCGCTGCTCCTTCTCAGAAGGAGTACGCTTCGATCAACGCCACGCCGAACGCTATCGAGTTCAGCTGGACCATCACCACGACTCCGGTTCCGGTAACTGGTCATGAGCCGGTTGCCACCATGACGATCGATACGACTAAGGTCGACGCGACGGCTCTGACTACTCTCGAGAATTTCCTGTATGGAACTGCGGGTACGAATCCGTCGCTTCCGACACCGGATGAGGTCCTTGCAATCTTCTCGGGCACGGTAACCTCTGTGACTCCGACCGTTCCGACTTACACGTCCGCCACTCACACCATCACTATTCCGGTTGTCACCGGCGTGACTTATTACATCGACGGTATGCCTGTGACTGGCGACGTGGTCATCACTTCGACCAAGGTTGTCGAGGCGATTCCGAATGCCGGTTACAAGTTCCCGGACGAAACTGACAACACTTGGCAGATCACCTACTCCTAGGGTATGTGAAAGGAGGCTAGAGAATGCTCGTCATAGAAGTTCCAATGAGCAAAGGTTACGACGAAAAAACACGAGAATTCGTGGAGCTTAACTTCTTCACTTTGGAATTGGAGCATTCTCTAGCTTCTTTGTCAAAATGGGAGTCATTCTTCGAAAAGCCTTTCTTGAACAAGGAAGAAAAGACTTCTGAAGAAATTCTTTGGTACATTTCAGCAATGGTTTGTACTCCGGATGTTCCCGAAATAGTTTTCACAAAGCTCTCTGAAAAAAATTTGGAAGAGATTAACACTTACATCAGCGCAAAGATGACAGCTACTTGGTTCAACGACGAAAATCAAGAAGCTTCTAGAGAAATAATAACTGCAGAGATCATCTACTATTGGATGATCGCTCTCAGTATTCCATTTGAATGTCAGCATTGGCATTTGAATCGCCTTCTCACGTTGATTAAGGTTTGCAGTTTGAAGTCAGCTCCCCAAAAGGAACTAACTCAAACCGAAGTAGCTTCTAGAAATAGAGAACTCAACGCCAAGCGAAGAGCTGAAATGAAAACTTCTGGTTAGAAGGAAGGTTGTCACTTGGCGCGCATCAGTTGGGACGCCGTAGGTTCGCGTCTATACGAAACCGGCATAGATCGCGGTGTTCTCTACATCGACGGGCAACCCGGCGTCCCATGGAATGGTCTTACATCAGTTTCTGAAAATTCCTCCGGAGGAACATCCAGACCTTTTTATTTGGATGGCGAGAAGTACGCAAATCTCGGAAGCCGTGAAGAATTCGAAGCTACTCTAACGGCATACACGTATCCTGACGCATTCGATTCGTGTAACGGAACTGAAAAGATTCGTTCTGGTCTCTATCTGACCAAACAGCGAAAGAATTCGTTTGGTCTTAGTTACAGAACTAGAATCGGAAACGATCTAAGCGATTCATTCGCTTATAAAATTCATCTGATTTACAATGTTCTTGCATCACCTCCAACAAAGACGTTCAAGACCATGAGCACCCCTTCGCAGATAGATGATTTTTCTTGGACTCTGACTTCTTTGCCTCCCAAGCAAGAAGGATATCTGAGAAGTTCTCACGTGGTGATCGATTCTAGAGATATCGATCCGTCCCTTCTCTCTGCGATCGAAGATGTTCTCTACGGAAACAATTCCATATCTTCGAGTCTTCCCACTCTCGAAGAATTGATGGATCTCGTCGACACCAATGCAACACTTACCGTTGTTGATAACGGCGATGGCACGGCTACTATCACAGCTCCTCTGGGCAATCTCACAATGTTGGATGAGTCGATTGTCCAAATAACTTGGCCGACTCTTGTCGATAATGGCGACGGCACGATTACGGTCAGTTCTTAATTAAGGAGAAATATGGCCACCGCTACAGTTCCAACAGCTGCATCTGTAAATTCGGCGTTGGCGTTGAAGGCCGATACGGCTACGGTGAACTCCGAGCTCGCAATGAAGGCTGATATTTCAGCGGCCAACATGCGATCCAATAATCTCGGCGACGTTGCAAATGTCGACGCTGCTCGAGCTAATTTGAACGCTTCTCGCAAATATCTGTATGATGTTCGTGATTACCTTGCCGTTGGAGATGGCGTAGCCGACGACACCGCAGCGATCAACAACGCAATTGCTGCCGCAGATGCTTCTGGTGGGGGAACTGTTTATTTTCCTCCGGGGACTTACAAAGTCAGCGCGAACTTGACGATGTGGGCCGACAATCTCATTCTAAAGGGTGAGAACAAAGGCAACACGACT